TAATGTACTATAGATGTAGTTATTTCCGGCACCACTAGCACCTAAATTAATACACTCCATATCTAACTTTTTTGCTAATAACTCTGGCCATTTAGGAAAGGAACAATCATAGTCTGGCGCTGATAGAGATGTAAAATTCTTATCAGTAAAACTACAACCACTTACTATTAGTTTTTTTCTCATTATATTCTCTTTATAAGTTCAACAAGTATATTTATATTATCCTTATACATCTCTTCCGTAGGCACAGGTCTTTCAAAATATACAGGTCCTCCGTCCTGAATATTCTTATCTCTTAGATATATTACTTCTTTACCTAGCCATTTACACTCTTGTATTAGTCTAGGAGCTGGGTCAAAATATGTTTTTGTATAAACATAAGACTTAAATAACCCTAATAGATTTTTTACAGGTGCAAAAACATTATTGTAATCATTATTGATGTAACTCTCATTATATGTCAATATACCATGTGATTTATATTTGTCAATGTGTTTATCTATTTCTTTGTAATATACATCATTTGTTCCTAGAAAGAGATAATCAAATTGTACATCTTCGACAACTGGTTTATAGATACTAAAATTAATCATCTTTTGAAAGTATTTACCAACACCAACTGGATAAACATCATAATCACACAAGTCATAAACTTCTTTTGGATTGTAATGTTCTAAAGCTAATGGATATTCTTTAACATGATTTTCAGAATAAACAGATATAAGTTTACACCCAAATAGTAGGTGTAAAGTTAATAGTTGGTCGTTTGTATAATCTTTTTTATTGATGTAAGATAAAGTCAACATACTTCTACCCATAATCAAAGTGATTTCTTCCATAGAAGGTGTATATGAGTTAAAGACCACATTTTCAAAGGTCTTATATTTCTCATTAATTGAGTCTATGTAATTTTGAATAGTAAAGTTGTGATGTGTGATAACAACGACTTGGCTTTCAATGCCAATCGAGTTGAGATAATGGCAGTGTTCGTAACTATAACAAAATAATCCATCGCCAGGTTTACTGGTACATACTATATTAATCATACATATATTTATACTATATAAATAATAGCATGATTTATAATGAAGTTAAAAATCTGTTTAAAGGTACAGACGATAAACAAGAAGATTTTGGTTGGTATGAATTCACACTTGAAGGGTTGGGTTTACCTTCAGCTGATAAAATTTTAAAAGGTGTAAAAGAAATAGAATCAAAAATCGGTTTATTCCCATGGACAACAAAACACCGTATAATTGAAAAGTATAAAGGTTTTGGATTGACATATAATCCTAACTTTATTGATGAAAAACAAAGTAGATACAGTCAAGTATGGGGGTCAAAATTAATAGACCAATATTATGGATTAGAAAAAGGAGCTGGTGACCATACTCAATTAAAAAATTCATATCACGATACTTTTGGATTTTGTAAGGTAGATGAAACAATACAAGAACATTTAGGTTTTTTCTTAGATAGATTTAATTTTCCAATATCAAGAAGTCGAGTAGCATACATTTTCGGATATGGACAAGAACCTAATACTGATGGAGGTTGGCATGTAGATGAACCTACTTGTCAGTTATTGAGAGTGAATATTCCTTTACAAACAAGTGATGAGTATGTTATAGAGTGGTCAGATAAGACATATAAGTTAGAAGTGGGTAAAGCTTATTTGTGGAATACTAAAATGCCACACAGACCTACAATGATTAGAAAAGTAGAAACGAAAGAACCTAGAATTAATGTTGTTTTAGGATTAACTCCATGGTTAGACTTGAATCACAACACCTGTGAGTATACACCAAATAAATTATTTGGCAAGCCTGTAAATGACATAGTAAGAGAAAAGTTATTCGTAAAAGGAGTATAAATAGTATTATGATTACAAGAAAACTAATACAACAAAGACCAAATACAAGTGTTGATTTTTATACACCTAGTGATGAGGTACTAAATCTATTAAATGAATATACAGATAGTGATGTAACAACAGTTGTAAATGATGACAATTTAACACAGACTATCACATTCACTTTGACTGAAGAAAATCACACACTTTCAGGTGAAAATGATATACTTAATAATGCTAAAATAGATAGAGAAAATTATTGTAATGATAATTTAATTTCATTTAATATAGTAGAATCATAAAAGTTAGGTTTACATTATGAAAACCACACATAAGCTTTTACTTAATCACCTACTCTGTCACATTGCATTGATACCAGGATTTATCTATGGTGATTTATGGATGTTTGTTGCAGGTTTTATTTGGTATTATATCATTACAATCTGTTCATCAAGTGCAGGTTATCATAGATACTATTCTCACCAATCATTTAAAACAGGTAAATGGTTTGAGTGGTACACAAACTTTTTAAGTTTATTTGTAGGCTCAGGTCCGTATCTAACGAGAGCTGCAATTCATAGACAACATCACGCATATGCAGATACACCAAAAGACCCTAGTTGTCCTGTTCATCACGGTTTTTGGAAAATCTATTTTAATTTATGGGGATTAGATGGTAAGATAGAACGAAGATTTTTTAAAGGACTAATTGACAATAAAATACTAAAGTTCTTTCACAACCATTATTGGAAATTAGTATTCATTACAATAACAGTTTTATTTTTAATTAATCCGTTACTATTGATATTCACTTATTGTGTACCTTGTGTGTTAAGTTCACATTTATTTGGATTGTTTAATGCATATCTACATAAAGATGGTAAGGCGGCCAATAGTCATTGGTTAAATTTATTCACAGCAGGAGAAGGTTATCACAAAACACACCATGACAATTCTAAAAAATTGAGATTAGGATTAATTGACCCTACTTACTTTTTTATTCGTTTTATAAAATATGATTAAGACATTTGAGGTGGCACCACTTGATGTCCAAAAGGACATTGATTACATTTATGACATTGTAATTAAAAAAGATGGTAAGAGAGCCAAAAATTATTTAAAAGAAAATTTAACAGAGCCTGTAATCGGTGTTTCTATACGATATGATGAACAAGGTAATCCTGTTTCAACAGCAAGAATGTTAAGTCGTTCTTGTTATAAAAATGCAGTTAGAGTATTTGATAGATATGCTTTAATAGAGGGTAACACAGGATTATTACCATCGGACTATGATGGCCTTTTTAAAAAAACATCATCTGATTTACTAGAACAACAAACAGATTTTTGTAAAGAAAAGGGGTTTGATTGTATCTTTATATCAATAGAACTAAATGGTAAAAGAACCTTACAAAGAGTTACCAAAGGACATAATAAATACTCTAAACATATTTGGACATTTACTGGTCCTGAATATGTAACTTATAAAAAATCTGAAGGTGGGTTGCAATACTTAGCTTATACAGGAAGTGAATTCAGGAGGAATGATGGACTATCTTACACAAGAATGGAACAATAGAGATTTAACACCTTTATTAAATAACGATATAGATTTAATTGTTATTAAAAATGCACCTGCTTCACAAATAAAATTATTTAATTTTATAACTTCATCTTACGAAATTGCACCACAAGACCCTATGGATAAAATCTTTATGGATGTAACACTAACAGGTGTACACCACGAATTGTATGGTAACACAAATTTAGAATGGCACATAGATAAAGGTTACACACAGCGACCAGTCAATGTAACTGGATTATATGCTTTAGAAATAGAGGGTGATGTTGGTCGCACATTGTATGTTGATAATCGTATTGACTGTCCTATAGAAAATAAAAAGATTACAGTTGATATGGAAAGATTTACAAGTAACGAAAGATATGGTTATAAATTTAGAAGTGAAGTTGAACGAAGATGGTTTAGACGAAAACATAGAAATGTATGGCACGACTTAATACAAGAAGATAAAAAAGGTAAGTATGTTTATTATTGTGAGGCATATACTGAATTACCTAAAGAAGAAAAACAATCAATAGAAAAACTACTTTATGACCCTAGTAGAATCTATTATCATCAATGGGAAAAAGGTGACTTTGTTGTAACTAATAATAAAGCAACGAATCACAAGAGAGAATCAACCTCATCTGGTAAAAGACACTTATGGAAAATAGAAGGTTTTAACAAAATTACATAACAAAAACATTATAAATAGTATAATAGGAGATAATTATGAATACAGTAATGATTGATGGCAAAGAGTTTGATGTCGCAAAATTGAGTCCTGAATTGCAGAATTACTTAACGGTAAGACAAGAAATTCAGTTATCAAAGATTAGACACACCTTAGAGCTTGAAAAGATTGATGTCTTAACAACACATTATAATAAAAGAATTGCAGAATTAGTAAAAAAAGAAATACCAGAAGAGAAATAATAGATGGCCGCAATAGCAAACTTAACATTAGACCAAGGAACATCATTTACCTCAGATGTGACCGTCAAAGACGCAAACAATAATCCATTTGACCTTACAGGTTATACGGCTGAAGCTAAAATGGCCAAAGGATATTCGTCTACTCGAACTAGAACAACAATAACCACAACGATAGCCGCTGACGCCACAACAGGTGTTGTCACACTATCATTATCATCTACTGTTTCAGCAGGCCTGGACGCAGAGAGATATGTGTATGATTTGGAGATTACACAAACTTCTAGTAGTAATGTTACAAGAGTTATTGAAGGTATTATTACAGTTAGACCACAAGTATCTATTTAATTCAACT